GGGTGTAGCTCTTGTCGATGGTGTCTGTATGACAGGCGAAAAGGTTGATGGAACTTTGCAGTTCAATAAGACTTGTGTTGCTTTCGTACTACCTACCATGAAAGAGATTGCTACAGGATGGCAAACACAGACTAGTGGAATACAAGTTCCACAAAAAGGTGTAATTCTCTCTTGACAAACGCTTAATAATTTGTTATTATATACAAGATGAAAATTTATGAAGGAGTGCGTTATGCGTAGCGAAGACTTATTGCTGGATTACCAGCGTTTTGTTGATGAAGTTACTAGTGAAGAATCTAAAGACCCAGATGCGTTTGGGGATGCTTTGGATGTTATTGATGATTTTGGTGTTCCCCCAGAACGTCTTATTACTGCTGCAATGGGATTGAGTGCAGAAAGTGGTGAATTCACTGAGATTGTGAAGAAGTGTTTATTCCAAGGAAAACCTATGGATGAGCATGCTGTATGGCACGCCAAACGTGAACTTGGAGATATTCTCTGGTACATGAGTCAAGCTTGTATTGCTCTTGATACTAATATAGAGGAAATCATATATATGAACACAGACAAACTTGAGGCCCGATATCCCGATGGGTTTGATTCGTTTCGTTCTGAAAACAGAGAAGAAGGAGATTTGTAATTGGATTTTTTTAAAGATATTGCCAAGACAGCGGGCAATGAATACGCTGCACTTGTAAGTGATGGAGTTGAGGCTGGTGATGTAGATTCGTTTATTGATACTGGTTCTTATATCTTCAATGCTCTTTTGTCTGGTAGTATCTACGGTGGACTTGCATCCAACAAGATTACTGCTATTGCAGGCGAAAGTGCAACTGGTAAGACGTTCTTTATTATGGGCATGGTTAAGTCATTCCTTGATGCAAACCCAGAAGCTGGTGTGTTGTATTTTGAGTCTGAATCTGCTATTACTAAACAGATGGTTATCGACAGGGGTATTGACCCTTCTCGTATGGTTATCTTGCCTGTGACTACAGTACAAGAATTTAGAACACAATCACTGAAAGTTCTAGACAAGTATTTGGAAACACCAGAAGGACAACGTGCTCCTATGATGTTATGTCTTGATTCACTTGGTATGTTATCTACAACGAAAGAAGTAGAAGACACTGCTGAAGGCAAAGAGACTAAAGATATGACAAGGGCTCAGATTGTTAAGGCAACATTTCGTGTACTAACACTGAAACTAGGTAAAGCAAAAGTACCTATGATTGTTACTAATCACACATATGATGTAGTTGGTTCTATGTTCCCTACCAAAGAAATGGGTGGTGGTTCTGGACTGAAGTATGCGGCATCATCTATCGTGTATCTTTCTAAGAAGAAGGAAAAGGATGGAACTGAAGTTGTTGGTAACATCATTCACTGTAAGAATGCAAAGTCTCGTTTGACTATTGAAAACAAGATGGTTGATGTACGATTGATGTATGAACGTGGGCTAGATAAGTATTATGGACTATTGGAACTTGCAATCAAGTATGGTATCTTTAAGTCAGTATCAACTCGTATTGAGTTGCCTGATGGTACAAAAACATTTGGTAAAACTATCAATAACAACCCAGAGAAATACTTTACTGAAGAGGTGATGCAACAATTAGATGTTGCCGCTGCTAAAGAATTCAAGTATGGAACAAAACTGGCAGATGTTGAAGAAGAAGTTGAAGGATTACCAGAAGATGAAGAACTTAATACAGACGTATGAGAACGTAATCTCTGAGTCGTTATCAAAACAACTCATTGCCATGTTTGAACGGTTTCCTCAACACCATGAGGAAGTCGTTCTTGATGGTCATCGTTCCTTCAAACAAGTTACATTACAGCTTCACGAACAGTGGAAACCTTTTGAAGAAACACTTCAAGAGACTTTCTTCAATTACATTAGTAAGTATATGAATGACTGTAATATTACAGATAGAATGTTTCCACCAAAATTTGCATTTGAAAATTTTAGAATGAAAAGATATTTGCCCAATGATATAGATGAGTTTAATAATCACGTTGATGTGGGAAGTATTGATAGTGCGCCAAGGTTCTTGGTGTTCTTCTTATATTTAAATGATAATAAAGGTGGACACACAGATTTTCCACAGTTTGACATTTCAGTTCAACCAAAGACAGGCAGAATGACAATGTTCCCGCCCATGTGGACACACTTACATGCAGGGCGGAAACCAATTGATGAACCAAAATATATTATAGGGAGTTATCTACATTATGTCTGATATGAGTGAGTATTACACATTTGTTGAAAACGAATCCAAAACATGGACAGGTATCGGACTTACAGAAAAGGCTGGTATGTGGCAAGGGGTTGTATATGAATATGGAAAGGTTGATATAAAAGAAGACGAAAAAAATGATACCGCCTCTTTACAATTTGAGTGGACTATGTTAGACTCTAATGGACTAGGTAAAGAATGTTTCAATGATGATTTCTTTAATCTCATTGGAGATATTCTAACACATTTAATTGAACAAAATATAGATGAGGGCCACTTTACAGATGCAAGCGATGACGATAGAAAAGACAATATTCAGTAACCTCATTTTTAATGAGACTTATGCCCGTAGGGTATTACCATTCATTAAGAGTGAATACTTTCAAGAGAAGACTGACCGTATTCTTTTCGAAGAGATTTATAATTTCATGGATAAGTATCAGTCAATGGCTACAAAGGAAACTTTGTCTATTGAACTTGATAATAGAAAAGACTTAAACGGTACTGAATTCCAGAAAGTGGTTGAGGTTATTGAATCTCTGAATGAAGCAGAAGTTGATATGCAGTGGTTGGTAAATACTACTGAGAAGTTCTGCAAAGACAAAGCAGTCTATAATGCAATCTTATCTGGTATTCAGATTATTGAGGGTAAAGACAAACAACATACCCAAGAAGCAATTCCATCTATTTTATCTGAAGCACTTGCTGTTGGTTTTGATCAACATATCGGACACGATTATATTGAAGACGCAGATGAACGATTTGAGTTTTATCACAAGAAAGAAGAGAAACTTGAATTTGATTTAGAATACTTCAACAAGATTACTAAAGGTGGACTTCCACAGAAAACTTTGAATATTGCACTTGCTGGTACTGGTGTAGGTAAATCGTTGTTTATGTGTCACATGGCTGCATCTACTTTGATGCAAGGTAAGAATGTTCTATACATTACTATGGAGATGGCAGAAGAACGTATTGCAGAACGTATTGATGCAAACTTGATGAATGTTTCTATGGAAGACTTACATAATCTACCAAAGAAAATGTTTACTGATAGAGTTGCAAAGATTAATGAGAAGACTAATGGTAAACTTGTTATTAAAGAATACCCAACTGCATCTGCCCATAGTGGACACTTCCGTAGTTTAATTAAAGAACTTGCATTAAAGAAATCATTTACACCAGACATTATCTTTATCGACTATCTGAACATCTGTAGTTCATCACGATTTAAAGGCAATGCAAGTGTTGGTTCTTATTTCTATATCAAGGCGATTGCAGAAGAACTTCGTGGACTTGCTGTAGAAACAAATCTACCAATCATGTCTGCTACACAAACTACTCGTGGTGGTTTTGCAAACTCTGATGTCGGACTAGAAGATACTTCCGAATCATTTGGTTTACCTGCTACTGCTGACTTGATGTTTGCACTAATCTCTACTGAAGAGTTGGAAAGTCTAAATCAACTGATGGTAAAACAGTTGAAGAATCGTTATAATGACTTGGGTACAAACAAAAGATTTGTCGTAGGTATTGACAGAAGTAAAATGAAACTGTATGATTGTGAACAAGAAGCGCAAGAAGATATCATTGATAGTGGACAGGATGACACTCCAGCCTTTGATAAAGGACAAAATGCCAAGTATGATAGGTTCGATGATGTAAAGTTCTAAGTACGTTTCGTTATAAATAGAATAGTAATAACTTTGTATGAATGGAAACGGTGCTACATGCTAAATTTTTCTGGGTATCTCGCTGAGGATAAAGGTGGGAAGAACCTACACTTAGAACATATCGAAGACGAAATCTTGAATTTCGGAGTGCCTGGCGGTAGAGCAGCAATTAACTTTGTTCGTTCACTCAGAGACATGTTAGCTGGTGCATCTCGTTCATCTGTAAATATGACTGTCAAGTGGGATGGTGCGCCTGCAATCTTTGCTGGTATCGACCCTGCTGACGGCAAATTCTTTGTTGCAAAAAAGTCAGTATTCAATGCAACACCAAAACTTTATAAGACTGCCGCAGAGATTGATGCAGATGGACTATCTGGTTCATTGAACAGTAAGTTTAAAGTCGCACTTTCAGAGTTTTCTAAGTTAGGTATCAAAGACGTTCTACAGGGCGACTTGATGTATACATCTGATGATGTTGACACAACAACTATAGACGGTACTAAGTACTACACTTTCCAACCAAACACAATCGTATATGCAGTAGATGTAAACTCTGACTTGGGTAAAACAATCAAGTCATCAAAGATTGGTGTGGTATGGCACACAACATATTCTGGTAGTGATTTGCAAGGAATGAAAGCAAAATTCGGTGCAAATATTAAGGGGCTTACCAAACCCTCATCAGTTTGGATGGACGATGCAACTTACAAGGACGTATCTGGTAAGGCTACAATGACTGCATCTGAAACTGAAAAGGTTACAAAATCTTTATCACTTGCTGGTTCTACATTCAAGAAAATTAATGCCCCACTACTAAATAAGTTCTTAAAACTACAGGATGTATTTACAGGAACACTTGCTGGTGCTCAATTAAAAACATACAATAATAGTAAAGTTCGTGAGGGACAGAAGATTACTGACCCTAGAGGACATGCAAAAGGATACGAGAAGTGGGTATTCGATGCAATTCAAAAACAAATAGATAAAGTTAAGAGTGATAAAGGTAAAGAGAAGTATACCAATCTTCAAACTGAGTATCTTCGTGAAGTAAAGAAACACACAAAGAATTTAGAGAACATCATAGCCTTCCAAGGACACTTGGTTGATGCAAAGATGGGAGTTGTGAAGAAACTAAATAGTGTTAAGGGATTAACGGATACGTTCATTAAAACATCAAATGGTTTTAAAGTAACTAACCCAGAGGGTTATGTTGCAATTGATAGAGTATCAGGAGATGCAGTGAAACTAGTAGACCGTATGGAATTTAGTTTTAATAACTTTACTGCAATTAAGGCGTGGGACAAATGATTGAATGGAATGATCTCATATCTGACTTGACTGAACGTAAAGCTTTGTCAGTTGCCACCAGACGCAAAATGGGATTACGAATGAAGAAACTTGCTAAATCTTCTGCATTCAAGGCAAAGGTTGCAAGGAACAAAAAGAAATTAGCACCAGATGGTAAGATTAAACAACGTGCAAATAAACAAGCAAAACAGATTATTATTAAGAAGTTTGCTGGACTAGAACCAAACGAATATGCAAATCTGTCTTTGATGCAAAGACAGACACTAGATAATAGAATTATGAAAACTAAGGGCGCTGCAGTTAAAAAGATTGCAAAGAAGTTGATGGTTAAACTTCGTAAGGCAGAATTAGAAAGACTAAAAAAGGCAAGAGGATCGGGTACAGAATAATGAAAAGTTTCAAGGATATCAGAGAAGCTCGTGGTGACACATGCGTTTTTACTTTTGGTAGATTCAATCCACCAACTACAGGACATGAAAAACTATTAGAAGCAGTAGAGAAACAGGCAAAGAAAAATCCTGGCGCTCCATATTATGTGTTTGCATCACACTCAGAAAACCCAAAGAAAGACCCTCTTCCTTACAGTAAGAAAGTTGCTTACATGAAGAAGATGTTCCCAAAACATGCAAGGAACATTGTTGTTGATAAAGCAAGACAAGTATTTGAAATCGCAGTATCACTACACAACAAAGGACACAAATCAATTGTAATGGTTGTTGGTTCTGATCGTGTAACAGAGTTTGATACATTGTTGAACAAGTATAATGGTGTTGAAGGTAGACACGGTTATTATGGGTTTGACAATATTGAGGTTGTATCTGCTGGCGAAAGAGACCCAGATGCAGAAGGTGTTACTGGAATGTCTGCATCTAAGATGAGAGCAGCGGCATCTGAAAATAGATATAAAAATGAATATGACGAAAGAGGAAAGATTAAGAAAACTGGTTTTGAATCTGGACTTCCATCAAACTTCAAACAAGGAATGTCTCTATTCAAAGATGTTCGTAAACACATGGGTATTCGTGAGTCTTTTATTGTACACCAAGTAGAACAGACAGAAGAAGATGTAATTCGTGATATGTACATTGAAGGTACAATCTATGCAATTGGTGACATTGTAGAAGATAACTACACTGGCGTATCTGGTAAGGTTGTTCGTAGAGGAACTAACTATATCGTGTTCTCAGAACAAGATGGAACAGTACATAAGAAGTGGTTGTACGAAGTAAAACAAGATAAAGATATTAAAGATAGAAAAGGTACTGAACCAGCAAAGTATTATGCAAAAGATGCTGATGGTGATGAGATGTCAGTATCTACTAAAAAGAAACGTGCAGCACATTTTGCAAAAGCAAAGGATGGGCCTGCGCCTGGCGATAAGGGTGCAGAGACTAAACCATCCAAGTACACAAAGAAATTCAAACAAATGTTTGGTGAGGATGACCCATGTTGGGACACTCATACACAACAGGGAATGAAGAAGAAGGGCGGTAAAATGGTGCCGAACTGTGTTCCTAAAGAAGAATTTCAATTGGATGAAAAGATTGAAGGACTTGTTAAAAAGTCTGAGAAGTCTGGTATCTCTTATGGTATTCTGAAGAAAGTTTACGACAGAGGTATGGCGGCATGGAAGACAGGACACCGCCCTGGCACAACTCCACAACAATGGGCTTTTGCAAGGGTAAACTCTTTTATTACTGGCGGTAAAACTAGAACTACTGGTGATGCAGACTTGTGGAAACAAGCAAAGGGACAGAAAGAAGAAACTGAAGTTAAAGAAAGTAATCAAATGACTCCTTCACAACCTATCATTTCATTCAAAGAACATGCACATTGTGGCACAGAAGATTGTTGTCAAGAATGTAAGACTGCTAGTCTAATAGAATCAAACATATATCGTGTGGGTTCTGAGAAGTACTATGAATATTTTCAAGAGAAAAGAGAAGAGTATAGGGCTGGTAAGTTTAATCCTACAGGGTTCAACAGAGATTTGATGGAAGGTGACATTGGTAAGTATGCAGTCTATGAGGGAGAGAACGTACCACTAGATTGTCCAATGATGGAATCTGAGTATCAAGGTAAGGATGTTGAACTAAATAAACCTAAAGCGGGTGGGCCTAAGAAATACTATGTGTATGTTAAAGACCCATCAACAGGAAATATTAAGAAAGTCTCTTGGGGAGATACAACTGGACTGAAGGTTAAGTTGAATGACAAAGAGGCAAGAAAATCGTTTGCTGCAAGACATGATTGTGCAAACAAGAAAGACAAAACCAAGGCAGGATATTGGGCATGTAATTTGCCAAGATATGCAAAACAACTTGGATTGAGTGGTGGGGGTAATTTCTTTTGGTAAATCCTTATGAGGACATACTAGAGAAAGGATACAAACTTAGAACCTTTTCAGAACATGTAGATGAAGAGGAACTAGTCTGGCATCGTGATAAGAATGATAGGGAGATTAAAATCCTAGAGGGTGTCGGTTGGCAACTTCAAATGGACAATGAACTTCCAGTGGAGTTGGTTAAGGGCGAACTCTACAATATTAACGCAATGGAGTATCATCGAATTATTAAGGGTGATGACTCTTTACAAATACAAATTTGGGAAAAGTAAAATGACAAGATACGGAAAAACAATGATGGAAGCTCTTTCCGAAGTTCGTGAAGGGTATTCACCTAAAGAAATCAAGATGGCAATAGGTATTGCATCTGACAAAAGATACGCTGGTGGCAACTATAGTGGTGCTGTGAAAGCTATCGAAAAAATTAAGAAGGGTTTGTCTAATCACAAACAAGTCGCCGCAGTTCTTAAAAGACAGAATGAAGAAACTGAGTGTGGATGTGATTGTGGAGAATCACCATGTGTGTCTTGCAATGAAGAACATTGTCAAGAATCAATTGACGAATCTTCTAAGGCAAAACGTGATGCAATGAGGGCGATGGGTAAACGTGGTGTTGATCCTGCTGATATTGATGAACCAAAAGCAAACGCCGCAGACCAAGCGTCTGCTGGTAAAAACATGGTTACACAGTTGCGTAAGGCAATGGATACACGAGGTAACTTTTCTTTAGAATTCCAAGACGGTAAGAAACAAAAAGTTGATTCTAAGATTGTTGATACTTTACTAAAAGCATACGACATGATTCGTAAACCACGAGACAAAGAAAAGTTTGTCGCTATGATTTCTAAGTCATATCGTGATATGTTGAACACTACTAAGATGGTCTCAAAACAACTTAGAATGGGTGAAGAGGTTGAACTTCTTGATGAGAAGTATGACATATATCACAAGACATTTTCTTCTGCAATGCAACATGCATATGATTACGCAAAAAAGAAACTTGGAATTGAAATCGACTCAGATGAAATAGATGATAAAGTTGCATTGGGCCCTCGTAAACCATCGTCAGGGAAAACAAACAAATATCGTTTGATGGGTAAAGACAAGAAGGGCAAGTCCAAAGGTGTACAAATTCAAGTTGCAAATCTTGACAATAAGAGATATGAACTTAATATGTACAAAGAAGAAATGGAAGTAGAAATCACAGACGCTTTGATTGAAGGTATGAAGATGAACGACCCTAAGTTACTTCGTGTTTTTGATAAACTGAAGAAAGGTTCTACTGTTAAAATCAAACACGACTCCACACTAGAGAAGGGTAAAGATTTTATTGAGTATATTGTCAAGTCTAAGAATATGGTTCGTAAAGGTACAGTAGAAAAGATTACCATGGCAAGAAAAGATAGTCCTACTAGTGCCAAAAGATACTTGTATAAAAGAGATGGAAAGGTTACAATGGCTTTCGGAGATATGGCAGTATCGCCTGTAGATATCAAAGAAGAAACAAAACAACCAGTTCAATGGCCTTCTCAACCATTACCAGAACAAGAAGAACCGAAGAAACCAGATTCTGCTAAAGAGGTAGAACAGGGGCGTGATGACAAGAAGAAAACTCGTATCGCTCAGTTGCAGTTGCAAATTGCAAAAGCACAAGAAACAATTAATAAAATAAACGCACAGGAGAAATAAAATGCCAAAGTACTTTGATACTAAAAAGGGTAGTCTTGAAAGTGCAGTACTAGAAGCAGTTTCCCCTGCTCAACAAGCTGCAATCGCTATCTCTAAAAAAGAAAAGGGTGAGAAACCCAAAAACGAAAAGGATGAGAATAACTACATCCATGCTGCAAAGATGGCAAAAGAAAAGGGTGAGAAAACCTTTACTATCGGCGGCAAACAGTATGACGTTGAAGAAGTTCTGAAAACAGAAACAAACAAGAACGACAAGTCTGATGACGGTGAAGGTTTGGACGCAGTTCAACCTAAAGCGGTTAAAAAGAAGTTTGCTGACCGTAAAGATAAAGATATCAACAACGATGGTGATGTTGATGACTCTGATAAGTTTTTGCACAAAAGACGTAAAGCAATTTCTAAGTCAATGAAATCTGAAGAAATGGATCCGACAGATCACGTTAAAGAAAAAGACGGTAAGTTCTGTGTATACAATGCAGATGGTAGTATTGCAAAAGAATTTGACAACAAAGACGATGCAGATAAGTATGCAATTGACAACCATGACAAGTTGATGGCAACTAAGAAGGAAGTCAAAGAAGAAACAGTTGTGGATGCTATTCGTGCAATGTGGGAAGCTTCTGCAAAGAAAGCAGACGCTAAGACTGAAGAAGATGATGATGAAGACAAAAAGAAAAAGACTATCAAAGGTGGTGATACCACAATGACAGGCAAACCTATGTCTAAAGTTGAAGTCGCACCAAAAGAAAAGGACTAATCCATGAAAAGTCTTGTGGAACTCACAAAGATTTCAGAAGAAGAGTTGCCACAAATTTACTGTGACATGGATATGGTTATTGTAGATTTGCTCGGTGGGTATAAAAAACTCACTGGTAAAAAGTTTGACACTGTGGATAAAGAAACACGTTGGGAAGAGATTCGTGCAAAGAAGGATTTCTGGCACACTCTTCCTTGGATGCCTGGCGCAGACAAGATGTGGAAATTTATTAATAGATATAAAGCAAACATTCTATCTGCATATTCGAACAATGATGGAAACAGTAGGCCAGGCAAGAAGGCGTGGTTAGCGAAGAATGCTAAACCTACTGGAAGAATTCATCTTGTACAACGTGCAGATAAAAAGAAATATGCCACATCAAACGGCAAACCTAATATCTTGATTGATGATTATCTCAAAAATATCAAGGAATGGGAAGCTGCTGGTGGTATTGGGATTCATCATACATCCCCCAACAACACTATTTCTCAGCTGAAGAGAAATGGATTTAGATAAATAGAAGAGTAAAATCTTTAATTAAGGAGAAAGACTATGGCCCTATGGGGAAACACAGATGCAGATGAAGCTAAACCAAAGTGGCTTACTGCAGCTCAAAAAGAAGACGTATATGCAACCGATAAGGGTTGGGTTCAATTGAATGGTAAAGGACTTGAAGAAGTAATTTGTTCAATCGGTGGACTTTCAACTTCAGTCGCCGGCGCTGATATCAACGCTGCTGCATTCACAACAACATCCTTTGGTGAAGGTGCTGGTGGACAAATCAACATCAGATTGACTTTCAACGAGAAGGTAACTGTAACTGGTACACCAACCATTACTGTAACTAACTCACAAGCTGGTTCTGGTACAGATGCAACATTCACTGCTGCATACCAATCTGGTACAGGTACTAACAAACTAGTATTCCGTAAGACATACTCTGCTGGTGACGGTGGTGTTGCAGAAGATGACGTATTGTCAATTGCTTCTCAAAACATTGCACTTGCTGGTGGAACAATCAAGGATACTGGTACAACAGTTAACTCTGGTGTTGCAGTTCCTGCTGGTTCTGGTACACTTACAGCATCTGCGTAAGTTGTATAAATAAAAGTATAGAATGAGGTTATTATGAAAAAGAATGATAAAAACGTACTTAGTGCGATTGACATTGAAGAAACTAAAAATGTTCTGAAGGGCGATCTAGACAAAGTTCAAGAACGCCTGAATGAACTAGAAAGAATGAAGGTGCAGTTAACTTCACAGGGTAATGCTTTACAAGGCGCAATCCAACAGTGTGATGTATTTCTAAACCAATTAAGTGAGTCGAGTCCCGACAGTAGCATTCCCTCGCAAGACAATAGTGCAGTAAATACTGTACTGAGTTGAGGGTTTTAACAATTAAGGAGAAAAGAAATGGCAGATAAAAAAATTACTGCACTAGCAGATCTAGGTTCAGGCATCGCCGCCGAAGATCTATTACACGTTATTGATGACCCAAGTGGCAACCCTGTTAACAAGAAGTTGACAGTTGCTAACTTCTTTAATAACATTCCAACATATATCGCATTGGACGATACAGTTCATGTATGCGATACTACAACAGAAGCAATTGATGTATCATCTTCAATTACTCATGTTGATACCAGCACTGCTGGAGGCGCACACGCCGGTGCATTAGCAAACGGAACTAACGGACAAATCAAAATCATCACAATGATTGCTGATGGTGGTGACTCTGTTATTACTCCTGCTGCTCTTGCTGGATATTCAACTGTCACACTGAATGATGTTGGCGACACCGTTACTTTGTTGTTTACGAACAGCAATTGGGTGGTATTGTCACATGTCGGTTGTACATTAGCATAAGGAGATAATCATGGCTGAACGTATGGGAGCAAATGGTTTACCAATCAAGAAGAAGGTTGTTACTTGGGAAGAATCGCAAGCTACTGAAACAGAAACACTTCAAGAAATCTTGGAAGTAAATCCAAATACAGTAGAAGAAGTTGAAGAAGAAATTCTTGAAGAACTTGAAGTCGAAGAAGATGACGAAGAGGATGAAGAAGAATGAAAAACTTTAGCAAATTCATAACAGAGAAGGCCTCAGACGCTGGTTATCCAGTGGATACTGATTCCTTTTCAAATGATATTGCTAACCCCAAAAATGTTGAGAGAATCAACTCATTCTTAGGTGCAATGGGACAGATGGAATATCTTGTCCCAGAGCATGCTTTGAGTACTATCAGAGAGAGACTAGGTAGACTAGGACTTTCTTTTGGTGAGGTTGAACTCGCAGAGGGGGGTAGCAAAGTATCCATGCCACTTACACAGTTTGGTGGCAGATTCGGTAAAGATGAAACAGGCGAAGACATTAACGATGATGGTATCTCTCACAAAGTTGAGGGTGGACTTTCAATTGAGATTGAACATACCGCATCTGGAGGAACGCACTTTCTAAAAACCAGAATCGTATAACGGTTAAATACATATAATGTTTGAAAAAATAACTACTGAGAATGTTAGAATGTTTGCAATGAAACACTATAACAATCCTCAATGTGAAGGTGAACCCGAATTCGATGATGACATGAAACGCTTCAAGTATCTAAAGCGTTTGTTCAGAAAATACCATGAAGGTGGTGAACTGAAAGAACGATTGATACTGAATCACTTGATTGTCATCACTAATGTGTTTGGTGTAGAAGCTGGTTCTACTTTATTGATATTCAAGATTGAACCTGTTTACTGGTCAACTCTAAAAACTTTTATGAATTTTTTAGGAATGCTTACAGAGACAGAACTTTCTAATATCCATGAAGATAATAGAATTAAGGAAGTTCTAAGGAAACTATAATGGGAAGAGCAATTGATTTATTTGTTACCTACCGTTTCATTAGACTGTTAACAACTCCATTCGTAAAAACTGATGCATATAAATTGGGCATCATTGATGAGAATGGAAATCGTATAGCAGGCAAGAAACTGTATAAAGCAACAGAACAGAGTGCATACACTGTACTGCATAAACTTGTCTTTAATATCAAGAAAATTTTCGGTAAGGTGCCAGGATTACGTTCTAAGGTGGGAACGTATGCTGCAGCTCTATTTTTGCTGAAAGATACATTTAAAGAACATGTAGAAGACCCACAAGTATTTGAAAAAGAATTTATGAAATACTTGCAAGAAAATAATATTGAACTTGACAATAGTATTGTAGAAGAAGTAACTCTTGATAACGGTAAGTTGTCAAAAGGACTGTATACACTAACACAAGATGTTATTACTACAAATGAAGAAGAAGATGACTTTGATGCTCTTGAGGGAGATGAAGTTGAAGTATTCGAAGACACACCGCCAGCTGATACTATCCTAGGCGTGGATGTGTTTCCTGTTATTCATGGCAGAACGAAACAGAAGATTTTTGTATCTTCAGAGGATATAAAGGAATTAGACATAGGAGACTTATAGTATGTCACTTAACTTTGATGATTTAATGAAAAAGTTTTATGACGATCCAATGTTGGGGTTGCAACAAGAAGATGCACCAGCAAACTCTGTCGCCGGTGGTGGAGTCGCTCTCCCACCAGACGCAGTAATGGATAAGAAGAAAAAGAAAGAAAAGAAACCATACGATGGTAGAACCAAAGAAGCAAGACGCTTTTATAAACGTATGACAGAACTAAAGGCAAAAAGAGAAATGAAAAAACAATCCAAACTTGCCGCAAAGGTTCAAGAAAATACAATCAATAGAGAACATGAGTATCTTCTTGCAGAAGACAATGTAGATGTTCTAAAGAATATTGTAAAGAACAAACAAGCGAAATCAATAAAATTTAAAGATGGTTCTATGAAGGTTGATATGTTTACTGCATCAGCTGTAACACAAGTTTTTGATTTAGTAAACAAGTCTAATCAGGATAAGATGAAAAAACTGATTAACGGTAAGAAGGCAGACTTTCAAAAGATTGCCGGATTCGCATTGTCTAAGATAAAGTAAGACAATGAAAACCTTCAGACAACATTTGTTATCAGAACAAGAAATCACTAAGCAAGACTTAGATGGTGTTGAGAAGTATGCCGACAGACTATATAAAGCAGTCGGTATTGATGTTGAGTTTACCAGACACTTTTTAGATAGAGTGAATGATACACGAAACAAGAAACAGATTACTGTTGCAGAACTTATTAGATTGTTCAAACAGTCTTATAAGAAGTATGGTAAGAAGATTGCCAAACTTGGGCCTGATGCTGAGGCAGTAATCAACGATATGCAAACGGATGTTAATATGCCGTTTGTATTAAAATGGGATGGTAAAGAACTGGATTTAGTTGCCAAGACGGTAATGAGAAAGAAAGACTTTAAAACTCCAGACACAAAACTATCCTTCTAAGGAGAAGAGTATGGCTACTAAAAAAGCTACTAAAAAAGCAGTTGTAAAAACTGGAATTAGAGGTTGGATTTCTAACCGACTAAAAGAAAGAACATCACTTGATGGCGGAGTATGTATTGCACTAGGACTGATGATTTTATTCATGGCACCTCTTGCAAAGATTGCTGCTGGTGTTGCAATTGCATACGGTGCTTGGACGATTTGGAAGTCTGAGTAAATGAAAATCTTGCGTATCATTTTTTGGCCTCTTATTATGCTCAAGAATATCCTAGATGGAAATTGGTGGGCAGAAAAGATTGGTGATAAAAGTGGTGCGTATGAAAAAGCACATAACAGCAAACTTGCACAATGGTCAAGATCGCTCACTGGATGGAAATGGTGGGCGTGGCAATTGGGTTCTGGTGGTATTGGGCTTATAGTTATTGAACTACTACTAAACCAAATTGGTATGACAATGTTGCCATGGAGATAACATGTTTAGATTATATGCAATATTAATCGTAGTTGGATTGTTGGGTGGTGCCGCATACGGTGCTAAGTATTACTATGACACCACCCAAAACACAATTGCACAGTTGCGTGAGAACAACGCAAAATTAGAAGTCGCTAATGAAACAAATCAGGCGACTATTGATAAGATGGGTGCAGACGCAGAAAGGTTAAACAACCTTACTAATCAACTTGTACAGGACTTACAGAAGTCAGAGAAGTATGGAGATGAGTTGCGTAACACTTTGAATAAACACAATTTGACTCATTTGGCAAATAAGAAGCCTGGGCTAATTGAAAAGAGGATGCAAAATGCGACAGACAAACTATGGGATGACCTTGAGTCTATTACTAGTTCTGACAGCGACAGTACTACTGAGTAGTTGCTCGTCAATCATACCAGAACCTAAAATTGTAACAGTAACGGAAATTGTTGAAAGAAAGATTCCAACAGTGCCGGGGCCAAAGTCAGTTCAACTGAATGATATATCTATTTACGTTGTATCACCAGAAGAAAACTTTGAAGAGTTTAAAAAAGAATTTGAAGCAAAGAATGGAGCAGATTCATACATTGCTATATCCGTAAAGGACTATGAAAATTTATCAAAAAATATTGCAGAGTTAAGACGATATATTGAACAACAAAAACAAATTATTCTTTATTACGAGAATGCAATAACTACCCAAGGAGATGAAGATGATCAATCTGATGGCGCAACTGGCAGCTAATGCATACTTAGACGGTAAGGAAGCAAAGGTTATTTTTAGAAGTATGGGATTTACCCATAAGTTTTTTGAGGTGGATGGCGCTCAATGTCATGCCGTATGGAACAAAGAGATGTATGTCCTATGTTTCAGAGGAACAGAACCAGATGAACTATCTGATGTTCTTGCAGACTTGAATGCAATCCCTCGTGGTGCAATGACACATGGTTTAGTACATTCTGGTTTCGTGGGTGAGTGTAATAAGTTATGGGAACAAGTTGTTGCTCATAGAAGTAAACATCTTAAAAAGAAATTTTATATCACTGGACATTCATTAGGTGCTGCTATGGCGACTATTGCATGTTCAAGATTTGAAGAAACCCAAGTTGTTGAAGAACTATTTACATTTGGTTCGCCTCGTGTTGGTACTCGTAAGTTTGTAAAGAATATTCAGACACCACACACAAGAGTTGTAAACAACAATGATATCGTAACAAGAGTACCATTATGGTTGATGGGATATAAACATCATGGTGACTTGACATACATCAACTTCTATGGTAATATTAGAACACTTACATTCTGGCAAGCAGTAAAGGATAAGTGGAGAGGTTGGAGAAGTAGTGCTTTGGATGGTGTTAAAGACCACGGTATGGATAACTACATCAAACATACGGAGACTCTATAATGGGATTGTTTGACGATACACTCTGGATTTACACCAGTATAATTGGGGCGTTGCTTGGTGCAGCATTCCTTGCATACTTCAAAGATACTAAGATGGGTATCTGGAGTTATGGTAAATTAGACAGTTGTTTAGATTACTTGGTGCATAAATATAATTGGAATTGGTTAAGACAACCAGAAGATGCGTGGAGAAAGAAGTATCCACATGTTACAAAGAAGATAGATGAACTAGAAACTCGCATAAAGAAATTAGAAGATGGCAACGGTTAAAACACTAGATACAGAAGTTGAACTTCTCAAAAGAGAAGTCACAGAAATGAAACAGATCCATCTTAGATTGGATTCTGCAATTGAGAAAATTGCTGACGTATCTTCTGCTTTACATACCATTATGGCGGTACATGAAGAAAAACTAATACGTCAGGAAGAAGCTTTG